CCAGACTTAAGATCATATATTGGATCTTTTATTATATTGGGATTTCGAATGGCAAATACCCACCAATAACTAGGCGTATTGTAAAAATCGTTTGATAATAAATCTGGACGCAAATTGTGTCTAGGCAGGACTGTATACTGCACATCAGTTGATGAATTAAAGAGAGTTGGTGCATTCCAAAAATCTAAATATTCTAAATATTGATTAGATTGTTGAGTCCTAATGTACGGACTAGTAGCTGTATAGGTTAATTTAGTCATACCCAAGATCCTTTTGTAAGCAAATCACCCGTTCTAAATGCATCAAGATCAAACGCTCTGAGTCTCTGCGGTGTATTTTGAACTGTTATTTGAGCGGATATAGTGAAAACTGCTGGCAACCACGCATACCCAACTGAATTTTTAAGATTAGGTTCATTCATACTTGCAATTGATTGGGACAATGAATTTGCATCCGGTAGCGTGTTAGCTGCTGCACCTACATATACTGGAACATAATCCACATCTTTTGGCAATGTTATTGAAAATTGAGTCAATACAACGGGTAAAGAATTAAACATATATTGCCCGTATCCATCAAATAATAAAACAGGTGGAGGTGTACCAGCTCTAGATTGTGCAGCGGTAGTTTGCCCGCCAAACCACATTTTTGATACAACACGTAAAAAATGTATGCACGCTATTGCATATAAACCTTCATGCTGATTTTGAACTGAAAATTCTCCTTCAACTTGTAATTTAAGAGCAGGAGTTCTATTATATATTAAGAAATCTTGATTTGTATGTACCAATTCCATAGATTGATAGTTTACATCTTGCGAGTATGTAATAGTTGGTTGATAAGGAAATAGCATACCATTTGTTGAAAGCAATGGCTGTAATATACCAGATGTTCCAAGTATTTGTTTAACAGCGGCAGGTTTTGGTCGTAATCTAACTCGTCTACCAGCAGCGTCACTTAAGTTTTCATTTGATGGTTGTTGTGGAGGAGCATCAGAAAATACCTGTTGCTGTGCTACATTTGCGAAATATTGTCCAGCAGCTGATTCTAATTGAGATCCTGCGGATTGCAGTTTATCAACAAAAACAGACCCTACAGATTGTGCAGAAGATGCTAAACTGGATAATTTAGTTGACCAACTACTGAATGCTGATCCACCTGGTGGTATGCCACCGCCTGTTGCTGCTCCGTCTGCCATATATAATATCCTAGATGGTTGTGTATAGATATTTATGGTGGTAGATAACCCCTTTGAAATAGCTGAACCATTTTTGACTCAATAGTCCAATATCATTACACTTAAAAAATACATTAACATCAAGGAACTCCATGGCTTCAGTCCCTACTACTAAAATCAAGTATCTAACCAATAAAGATCTGTTAGCTGAAATACATCGCAGCAAAAATACATATTGCAGCTATATCGACAAGAAATATGCTGATTACGATTTTATTGTAAACAATATCAAATTAATTACCGAAGCTAGAGTAGAAGAAGCAAGACGGGAAAAACTAGCAGATCTACAACAGGCTGAGAAAAAAGAAAAAGCTGGAAAAAATACCAAAGACTTTAAATCATCACTTACACTCGATGATGTTCCACCAGAAAGTATTGTTATTAGAGTAATGACACATGATCATATACCTATAAATCCAGACAAAATTGATAAAGCAAAAACTGAATCAGAGAAACATATACGTTGCAATTTTCCCCCATTTCAACATTATATACTCAGAGATGGAAGATTAGAATGTGTTTTAAAGAGCCATTGGAAAGATGGACTTGAAAACGGACATTTCTGTAAAGACCATGGTAAAATGACCAACAACCTTGCATTAATGTTTATGAAATTAGTAGATCGCTATGGTCATAGGGGTAACTGGAGAGGGTATTGTGTAGATACGGCCACAGAAGCATTGACCAAGAGAGGTTGGTTAAGCATAGACGACATTTGTGAAGATGACACAATCTTGTCATACTTGGATGGTTCGCTTACTTGGAGCAGCATCAAAAGCATATATCGAGGGCAGTATGACGGTCTCATGCACCGTCTCACAGTACGTGGCATGGATGCGTTGATAACACCAAACCACAAGCTGGTTACTGAAAGAGGGCTGGTCAAAGCTGAACATCTCATAGAATCTGACAAGGTAATACTGATGGGAGATGCAGTAGAAGATGGATCTGGCATATATGAAGACTGCTTGGTTGAGCTAGCAGGTTGGATAGTAACAGAAGGTTGCTACGAATCAAACGAAAAGGGTATCAAACGCATCACTATCTACCAAAACTTTGGATCAAAAGCAGATCGAATACGCAACTGTTTGATTGAGCTTGGATATAAGTTTAGTGAATCAACACCAAGAAATAAGAACATAACCTTTACTGTGTCCCGTGAAGATTCTCGCACGATTGCGAAATTATTACCAAACAAAAATCTCACTATGGATTTCGTGTTATCATTGACCAATAATCAGCGAGAATTGCTAATCAACACAATGATCGACGGCGACGGATGGCGAGTAAATGGACAAAGACGCTATGTGCAAAAGAGCAAAGATGGCATAGACATGCTGCAGGTTCTGTGTACACTTGCAGGTATCAAGACTAACCATCATCTGGTAGTAGATCATCCGTCATACGGCAAAACTTCAACTTTCTATCAGGTGAATTTATTCTCAAAACGAGGAAATACCACGCGAGTGGAATGCATTGATTTCCATGGTGGTAAAAGAAACGGTAGAAATGCACGCGGTCCAGGGTCAGGCCGCGGCAAGGCGCACCATCCAAATGAGCCAACCACTCAGTATAACGGTCAAGTTTGGTGTCCAGAGACTGAATACGGTTGTTTTGTGGCGCGCAGGAACGGCAAGGTATATCTCACAGGCAACACCTACATTGACGAAATGAAGAGTCAAGCACTTCTGCAATTAAGCCAAGTTGGGTTGCAGTTTGACGAAAGCCGTAGTGAAAATCCAAATCCATTTGCATATTATACTCAAACTATTACCAATAGTTTTATGCGTATTCTCAATATAGAAAAGAAAAATCAGAATATTCGAGATGACATTTTGATCATGCACGGAGCAACTCCAAGCTGGACAAGACAAACTGATGATGCATTAAAACAACAAGGTAATAACTGATAGCATTACTATATTGATGCCATAGTATCTAGCATGGTAAACTGTGTATTAAGCTAGGAACACAATATGGCTATAATACCAGATTTTTCAAAGGTAGCATATTTTACAGACATCCATTATGGAATGCGAAACAACTCGCGAGAGCATAACGACTCTTGCGAGAAGTTTGTTAAATGGATGATAGAGCAGGCTGAAGATCAAAATATAAAAACCTGTATATTTGGCGGTGATTGGCACCATGTAAGGTCTGCTATCAATATATCTACCCTCAATTATTCAGTTAGTGGTCTCAAATTCATTAACGATTATTTTGATAACACATATTTTATTATTGGTAACCATGATTTATTTTATCGTGACAAATATGAAATACACAGCCTTCCTTACATCACACAGTTTCCAAAAATTCATGTAATAGATACTATTACTGAGATCGATGATATTGCCTTTGTTCCTTGGTTAGTAGCAGATGAATGGAAAAAAGTACCAAAAATACAATCTAGTTATATGTTTGGACATTTTGAACTACCAAGATTTAAAATGAATGCTATGGTTGAAATGCCTGACCATGGGTTGTTAAATTCAGAACATTTTGCCAATCAAAAACAAGTGTTTTCTGGACATTTTCATAAAAGGCAAAACAAAGGAAAAATATGGTATACAGGAAATGCATTTCCTCACAATTATTCCGATGCTTGGGATGATGACAGAGGAATGATGATATGGGAGCCCGGCAAACCTCCGGAGTTTATACAATGGCCAGATTCTCCAAAGTACAGAACCTTAACATTGAGTCAGGTTATTTCTGCTCCAGAAAAATATGTAGACGACAAAACCTATGCTAAAATTGTTATAGACATAGATTCTAATTATGAAGATATAAATTTCATTCGTGAATTGTTAGAAACTGAACTTATGGCTAAAGAAGTTCAGATGATAACATCAAAAGTAGATGATCTAGACATTGCCGAAGATGCTGAAATTAATTTTGAAAGCGTAGATACCATAGTAATAAGTCATTTAGAAAGTATAGACAGCAATACTATTGATAAAAACGAATTGATACGCATATATCAGGAAATCTAATGCTAACAATCAAAAATGTAACTATGCGCAACTTTTTAAGTTGCGGTAATGTAACTCAAACTGTTGAGCTTAATAAAAACAGCCTCAGCCTTGTTCTTGGAGAAAATTTAGATCTTGGAGGCAACGGCAGTAGAAACGGAGTTGGAAAAAGCACAATCTTACAGGCAATATCGTTTGGATTATACGGACAAAGTTTAACTAATATCAAAATCAACAATCTTATCAATCATATCAATCAAAAAAATATGATGGTATCTATTGAGTTTGAAAAAGATGGACATAGTTATCGACTCGAAAGAGGTCGAAAACCAAATTTCTTTAGATACGTAGTTGACAATAAAAATGTATCTGATGATTCAACTGACGAAGCGCAAGGCGAAAATCGAGAAACTCAAAAAGAAATCGATAAGATACTGGGTATGAGCCATACTATGTTCAAACATATTGTGGCATTAAACACATATACCGAGCCTTTTCTCAGTTTAGGTGGAGGTAAACAACGAGAAATTATTGAAGAACTTCTTGGTATAACACAGTTAAGCCAGAAAGCAGAAAATCTCAAAGAATTGGTAAAAACTACCAAACAATTGATCGATCAAGAAGAATTTCATATCAGAACCATTAAACAAAGTAACGAACGAATTCGTTCGACAATGGATGATATTAAGCGAAAAGCTGATGCATGGGATACCAAACAACTAAACGACATGCAGGAGCTGGCAAAGGCCATAGAATCACTAGAGCTGCTGAACATTGAAACTGAAATACAAGCACATCGTGATCTCATTAAATATAATCAAAAGCTTACATCTCAGAAGCAGCTATCTAGAGATGTAGCCCTGCGCGAGCGCCATCACAATCAGCTTACTGCCCAGCTTAATCTAGCAGTTGAACAATACGTTAAGGTATCAAACCACGAATGCCCTACCTGTGGCCAAGAGATGCACGATGCCAAGCATGAAAAACTCAAGACATCATTAGAATCAAAGATTATGGATCTACATCAACAATCTAATGCTGATATCACCGAGTTAGATCTAGCCAAATCTCAGCTATCCATTGTCAATAGCTCACTGGCATTAATGACACAGCCAATTACGGTTTATAACAACCTTGAGCAAGCTTTAGATCATCGAAACACGCTTGACCAGTTGGTCAAAGAGCTCGAACGGTTAGCATCATCTGAAAATCCATATAACGACCAAACAGAAAGCCTTGCAGGTACTATGCAAGAAGTCACATACGACAATCTAAATACCTTGGTAAAAAATCGAGAACACCAAGAGTTCTTATTGAAACTACTAACCAACAAAGACAGTTTCATACGTAAGAGAATTATTGATCAAAATCTTGCTTATCTAAATGTTCGTTTAAATGAATATCTAGATAAACTGGGATTGCCACATCAAATCAAATTCATCAATGATCTATCAGTAGAAATTAGCCTGTTAGGACAAGATTTAGATTTTGATAATCTCAGTCGAGGAGAACGCACACGTCTGATATTAGGATTAAGTTGGGCATTTAGAGATATTTTTGAAAATACTAACCATGCTATCAACCTTGTATTTGTAGACGAATTACTTGATGCTGGTATGGATTCAGCTGGTCTAGAAGGTTCACTAGAAATACTCAAAAAGATGGAAAGAGAGCGCAATAAAAACGTATTTGTTATTAGCCATCGAGAAGAGTTAATCAACCGAGTCAGCAGTATACTTTCTGTAATTAAAGAAAATGGATTTACATCATTCTCCTGGGATCATGTGCCGGGAGTTTGAACCATATCAAATATAGTTTGTTTGTTATCTGTAAAAAACTTTTCAAAATCAGTAACGATTAAATCTTTGTAGTTGGTACAGTTGCCAACTACAA